AGCTCGCCACGAATGCTTTTTAATTCAGTATCAAGCTTTTCTGTTTTAGCTAAAAGCTCAATTGTTAATTTTTCACTAGCCATTATCTACACCTTTTAGCCAATCTTGACTAGCCCCGTTAATCATTCTCTCAGCATTAAGCATTACAGATAGATCAACGCCTTGTTTATTTTCTTGGTCTGATAAATACATTAACTCGACAAAATCGAGCCGCCAAGCCTCAGACGGTTGTAGCTTTAACGTGTTTACTGCGTGCTTATACCAGTACCAGTAATCAAAAGGCTTATGCTCAAAGGCTCTATGTATTAAGCCTCTATATCCTTTTTTTTTACATGGATGTTAGCTTGTATATACTCGTTAAAATCTAAAGCTATCTTTAGTAAAACTGCCGGATATTCTTCACTAAACCCATCAACACTTTTAGTTTGAAACCATGACGTTCTAAACGTTGCGTCGTCAAATTCATCAAGCGGTACGTTTAAAGATTCATCAGTTATACAATAAAAGACATTAGACGCAATATCACGGCTGTATAACTTACTTAGTGTTACGTGCTGAGATACTTTTGACTGCTCAGTAGTTGACGCGTAAGCCTGTATATAGTCTTGTAATACGGTTGATAAATCTAAGCCTGTAGCGTCATAGAAACGCTTAAATGCTGCGAGTGACCAACCGTATTTATAGCTTTTATAAGCTAGCTTAAATTCCATTATGCAGTCTGTGGCGTACGAGTTACTTCGCCAGAACTTGAAAAAGTAACGCTAGTTGTTACTTTGTCACCATGCGGTATAGCATCACTAATGCCACTAGGTACAAATTTACCCGTGTAAGACTCACCACCAGCAAAGGCAATAGAATAATCGTCTTGCTTACCGATAAAAGCTTCCGCTTTGATTGCTTCGTAGTTAGCTGAAACGTTGTAAACCATCGTTCCAGTGATAACGATTTGCTGGCTTGAGATTTCTTCATCTAGCATTGTTACAAAGTCACCTAAGCTTTTGTTGCTAATATCAATAGGTGTGCCGTTCATTGTCAATGTTGCTTCCATCTGACCAAAAATCTCAGTAGGAGAAGCGCCTTTTTGAATTAATATATTAGTGCCGTTAATTTCACCAGCCATGTTGTTACCCTCGATTTGTAAATGTTAAAAAATTAATTGTTAGGTCACGCTGAAACCATGACTCGCTTTCTACGCCTGCGTTAGTTTCGCTATCTAAAACGCTGACTACTTGGTCATTATACACCAATTCTGTATTATACCTAAACGCGCTTTTGAGTTCATCTATAGCCTGTAATTGCACGTTGTCTCTGTTGTCATCATTTAGAGGGACAAAAACGCTAACCTGATACAATCCACGTTCTTCGTCTCTGTCAGTTGCAGACTTTGCCATCATATCAGTTGTTGCTGGGATATAGTAAGCCGCTAACCATAAATCTTTATTTTTAGGTTTAAACTTTTTGTTCTCAAAAGCAACATCATCAACAGTTACACCTGTCGGAAGGTTGTTTATTAAGTGACTTATAAAAGCTTGTTTTGTATCTAATTGGCTCATAGTTTTTTGATCTTACTTTCCATACGTTTAATATTTATTCTTACCCAGCCCTTTGGAGCTTGTAAAGAAAACCCGTTACTAGATAACTTTTGATAGCGCCCGTTTATCCTACTACCTTTTTTAACTGGCTTAGGAAAGCCACCATATTCTAATACGCCAATGTAAGGCAGGTTGTTAGTAAAAAATATCTTCTTGCCTAATACGTTTTTTGGCATCTTGCTGGCTTGGCTTAATGAAGCACCACCGCCGACACTTTCACTAGTTGTTGTTTTGTTCGATGGAGCATTAACAGATAAAAACCAATTATTTCTCGCTCTGCCTGTATCGGCTGGCGTTTCTTGTACTATGTTTTTTAATCCTGCTAAGTATACGCCGCGAATATCATCATTAGCGCTTTTTGGTAGCTGGTCAATAGCGAGTTTAACGCCTTTTAAACCCTTTAATGGCATTATTGCTGCCTCACCTGTGCGATGTAGCATAAAACATCACTTGTTGGTGCTTTGACGTCAACATCTATTACGATAAACTCGTCATTGCCTTGCTTGATAATATCGCCTGTTTGTATTTCAACATCATTGTTACTAACAAGCTCCCTATCACCAGCAGTAATATTACCGCCTATCAATTCTTTGTCGTAGCTTTTAAATATCGCGTCAACTAATAAAACAGGTGTTACCGTTACCGTAGGTGTATCAAGTGGAGTATCACCACCGACAACGGTTTTTTGCATTAGGTAAACTTTATCAATACTAGGCGAGCCAGTTTTATTAATAGCCTTGGCTAAACCTTGTTTGATTCTGCCCCGTATATATGCGCTAGTCATTAACCTAAAAACCCGAAGTTATTTGCGTTAAGCTGACCAAAGCCACCAACACCGCCACAATTAGCAGCAGATAAACCAGCTTTAGTAAATGGAAATAATTGATTGTCAACGCCTTGAATGCTTGCGTTGCTATCTGCGCTCGAACCGTCTTGATATGTTTCAGAATAAACGCCGTCAACGTTAAAGCTTTTAAGCCTTTGACCGTCATCAATGCTGTTAGTCGATGCGCCGTTGTTTATTGCGTCAGCAGCGTACAACTGAGCCATTTTTACTTCTTGCGGGATTATATCGCTAGGCAATTCAAAACAGTTCTGCAATACGTCTTTACGCGGAAAAATACCTGTCTGCTCTGCGCTAACTCTTGAGCCTTGTAGATTTCTCTCTTCTGTTAATAAGAATAGATAGCCATTGCGCAAGGTAATCTCCGCCTCTGCATCATCATCAGGCAAAGTAATACCATAGCTAGCCGCTAATGACCTAGCATCAACCAAGCTTAAAAATGAATCTGCATTAGGAACAATTGTTCCATCTTCTACGGTTAACGCCATTATAAAAAACCTCTTTGTAATTTACTTGATATAACATACACAATTAATTTTAAAAGTTAGCAAAAAAAAGCCCTCAATTAAGAGGGCTAAACATTTTACTAGTTATTATTTATGGTGTATCGCTAGGTGTGGCATTTATCAAATTACTGCTTACCATATTGGTCGAGTACCACTTGTAGACTGAGCCACTAGTATTGGTGTAACTCTGATTCTTTAAACCGTTCCAAGCTTCAGGATTGCCCCAATAAACACCATCACCACACCATAAGGAGTTAACATATTTATGCGTGTTAGCGTTATTATGAACGTATCCGCTATCGTTGTTATAAGTTGCCTTGCGCCACGGTCTACTAGTCATTACATCTTCCATGAACTTCTTCGGATTGTTGCAATGCCATGCTATCTCCTCATCAGTTAATAAAGCTGCTCCTTGTGGTAATGTTGACTGAGTACACGCTGCAACTTCTCCCATGAAATACTTAGATGAGAATTGTTGCCCGATGTAGAAATAAACATCTATCTTACCATTAAAACCGTAGTTGCTATGAGTCCAAGTACCCTGTACCTCAGAGACCGCACCAGTTGCCATAACTCTACTGATAATAAATCTGCTATAGTAATCATTCACATCTGAACTTGAAGCACCTGTTAAGCCGCCATCGTACTGGATGTTGATACCGTACCATTCGCCTGTATTGATATTATCCGTACTTGTGAATTCTAAGTTATTGTAGCTAGAGCCAAACTTGAAATTTAACTTGCCATTCTTTCTAGTCAGCATCACACCGCCTGCTGTATTGCCTTGCGTCCAGATAGCTCTTTCATTAGACGTATTAGAATCCGTACACTTAAACCATATGCTAACAGTCCAAGGCTGCGAGTTACTCCAAGTTTCTCCACTGTTAACAGTTGTACCACCTGCCTGGTTGTACATATAAAGTGGGTTGCTTTGTTGTCCACTTGGGTTGGCTCTCAAGTAATCATTAGAGCCATCAAACGACATAGCCTTAGTGAATGGAGTGTCTGACCCACCTATTGAAATATCAGTCGAGTCATTACTAACATCATTTAATACGTCAATTGTAAGCGTGCCTTGAACAGAGCCATAGTTATTAGCTTTTGTTACATTCAATACGTGCTGAATATCTATGCCGTCAGTAATAGTCTCAGCAGTGCCTATAATGGCAGTGCCGTTATCAGCATAACCCGCTGGGATATTGGTCACATTATATGTGTTGGTATCTCCTGCTGGTTTGTACTGAATATTCACAGAAGACCCTTCCATTACATTCTGTTGAATGTTTGTGAATGTTGGCGCATGATTCCCGTCAGAATCAGTTACCTGTTCATTCCATACGATAGAAGTTGAACCTCCCCATATGCCATGGCTAGGTGCTACAGTCCCGTTGCTAACAAAGTTAGTGTCTGGGTAGTACCAAG